TAGCCATCTTGTTAGCTATCATGTCAAGACTTTCACGAGCATAGTCAGGCATGATGTAGTAGTTAGGTGACTGTCGCATAACTTTCTTTATGTCTTGACTAATCTGACTAACTACTTTGTACTGCCCATACTGTCCTTCTCTTGTTGATAATGTCTCATTGATTTCCATGCGTATCTCCTATTGCTTCTAAGGCATGTTTTAAATAAAACTCAGCAGTAGAATGTCCTTGAGCTACTGCTTTACGATACCACTTTAAAGACTCGTCAATGTCCTTTGCGACTTGTTTACCTGCGTAGTAAACCATCCCTAAGAAACATTGAGAATCAGCATCTCCTTGTTCCGCTAATTTTTTTGCTTCTTCAAAACTAATTTCTCTATCTGTTTGTTTCATATTGTTTCCTTAAATAGTTAATTGATACTGGCATCTCGTCAAAGCTACCATCGTTTACTTCGTTTAGCATCCAGATACCAGACCAGCTACCATTAGTCTGAGGAGTTAGATAGTCCTCGTCATGTTGATAGAAGATACCAGCAAAGATACCAGTGATACCTTTACCATCTGCCTTCTTGCTGAAGGAGATAGCTCGGTCTTGTACGTGACCCATTATACAACTCATGTGTTTCTTTTGCAAGAGTAAACCAGGATTACTAACTGGTCTACCCATCACACCAGATGTAAAGTAATGGCTGTATGCTATGCCATTAATAATAGGTACAGAAAGAAAGTCATGAACCTCCCAGTTATATTTCTTTAGATTGAAATCACTGTAACCAATCAACCCTTCTAGCTTTCTATCTGACTCGATAGCTCTTTCGATACGTTGCTCGTGATTACCAATAAGAAATATCTTCTTAGGTTTCCATACCTTCTTCTTGTTGACACGCTGTCTCTTCTGCTCCTCGATGATAGGCTTCATGAATACATCCATAGCTTTGTTACCAGCTTCGATGTCATCATTGTATGTCCTACCCTCGAATGCTTTCTTACCTACGTCATAGACACTAAGACTTGGCATGTCCCAGTGATCTCCTAGATGAACTATAACATCAGGCTTAGTCTTGACAGCGTACTTACCTGCCCATTCTAAATGCTCGAATGAGTTATTAGGTTTGCATTGTGTGTCAGGGATTACTAAGTGTCTCATGTTGACCTTTCTAACAACTGTAAATAATAGACCGCATCTATAACAACCAATGGGTCTGACTTGTTTTGTTTAACAACAACTACTGGTTCTCTACCTTCAGGGCAATTGTCTTTTGCTTGTGAATAGAAAGCATAGACAGCCATAGATTCTCTTGACTTACACTCAACAGATATCTTTAGCTTATCACCTGCCAACTGAGAGAACAGGATGTCCTCACCGCCAGCACCCATACTCGTAGACCTTACATCGTCTTGGGAAAAGGGAAAGAGTTCGAGGATCTGATCTCGGAACCATTGCTGTAGCTTTCTTCCTTTGGCTTTTGCACTTTGGGTTTTGATGGCTTTCTCCTTAAATCTAAAAACTTATCTAGTCTTACTTTCTTAATACTCTTAATCCACTGTTTCGGTATGTGTATCCTAGAGTTAGACTGATCGTGAGAAATTGCAGCAGCGAGACAGACAGCATCATCAGTCTCATCCACTAGGAAACCTATGCTTAGTACAGGAGGTACATCAGCTTTAGAGTTATCTTCCCATCCTGCATCAGCAACAGCATCAACCCATTGGACATAACCTATTGTGAATTGCTTGGCGGTTTCCACAACTGCTTCTCTTGTCTTCTTATCCATAGCAACCTCGCACGTTCAGTTAGTTTATCAATGTCATTGTCGTAAGCAGACAGTACCTCGTCAAATAATTGTTGCTCACCTTCACAGTCTTTAAGTATCTTCTCTGCTTTCTTGGGTCCAATACCTTTCAATCCTGGAATGTTATCAACACGATCACCAGTTAGTATCTGCATATAAAAGTTTCTTATGGCATCTTCTTCCTTTACATAATATAAATCTTGTTTAACAAAGTTGTAGTGCCAGCCACGTAACATGTCTAAGTCTTTATCAATAGACATGACACATGACTGGTCTTCGGGTAACTCGTAGACAGCAATGCCTATAGCATCGTCTGCCTCTTGACCTTGAATTAATTCAAAGCCCCACTTGCTAACCAAGTATTCTCTAAGGGTGTCGTAGTGTACTGGTTTTCTATTGTTAACTCTATTACCCTTGTAGTCTTGCTCAGTAGCAATCTTATCTCGGTAGTTTCCTTTACCTGTGATGTAGCCAGAGTAGGACTCGACACCTTGAACACTTAATAAGTTATCAATGAAGTGTCCCATCCTAGAGATAGCATACTTCTCTTCCTCTGGATCATCAACAGAGAATCCCACACGATAGACGAGGATGTCCCCATCAATGAGGGCTTTGACATCCTGCATTGACGGGGTACTCATTACAACGCTTCTTCTAAACTATCATCAAGAGCAGACTCGTCAGCCTCATACACAACCAAGTCAGTAATGACTAGCTTGTTGATACCTGCGGATACACCTGCCTTACCTTTGAACTGGTAGGCATAGGGTTTGATCCACGCTACTCCCTTTGATCCATTGCCTACCTTTCCTGATACGCCTGAACCATCTGGCATCTCAGTCTTGATAGGAAACTTCTTAGATTTAGCTACAATATAGAAGCCTTTATCTTCCTTACGCTTCACCTCGATACCTTGATCCTCTAGCGCAGAGACTGCACCATCAGATAGGTTACACAAATCAACCTGATACTTCTCAGACATCTGGTTAGGTGTGTCAAGGAAAGCCCACATGATATCAGCTTTTACCTTTATTGCTTTTAAGTCTTGCATTTTACTTCTCCTTAGTGTGTTGTTGCCCAATTAGTACCTATCTTATACTCACCATCGAGTGGACAACGTAGCCCTAGTGTGAGTCCTGCTTCCTGAATTGCCTGTACGCCAGCTTGACCTACAGATTCAGCAAGTTTTTCATTCGTTTCTATCTGCCATTCATCATGAACATTAGCTACAAACGAAGCATTTATTATACCACGATTTAGTTTAGAATGCAACAATACTAATGCTTGTTTCATTACTACTGCACCTGCTCCTTGTAGTAATACATTCAAGGCAGCGTGTGCTGATCGAACCATAAGCCTACGACCATCAAGACTAGGTAGCCAACCACGTTTAGCTAGTCTATCTACCTTCTGTCTCAGTGTCTTGAGTGCTGGTGTGTTGGCAAGGAAGCTATCGATTAACTTCTTACCTTCACGTTCACCACCACCTACGATAGCACCTATCTTAGCTGGACCTGCACCATAAAGAAAAGCATAGATAAAAGTCTTGGCTTGATCCCTGTTAGTAAGACCTGCTGCTTTCATGTTCTTAGTATGGATGTCACCACTCAATATCTCGTTGGTGTACTCCTCGTCACGCATGTAGTGTGCAAGCATACGTAACTCAAGACCACTAGCGTCTATACCTACCAGTACATTACCATCCTCTACCGTCCAACACTCACGACACTCCTTACCAAAAGGATTACCTACACGTGGCACCTGTGCCAGATTAGGTTTGCTGTGCGTCATCCTACCTGTCACTGCTCCGTTGGTGATGACCTTACAATGAACCCTGTCGTTGTTATCTGCATGGTCAATCCATGATTCAACTTGAGCCAACCGTTTCTGTAACAGTAAGTATTCTGCAATGAGTTTAGCTTCAGGTAAGTCAATAGTTTGTAATACTTTCTCATCGACAATCACCGATCCTTTCTCTGTGTGCTTAGTTGGTTGCCAACCCAGAGCCATGAGACGATGTGCTATCTGCTTGCGTGATCCAGGATTGAACACTTCTACTTTGTCCTTGAGTCTGTTGCCTGTCTTCTCGCTATACCTGCGTGTTACAATAGGTCTGAAAACTTCTTGTAGTTCTTCCTCAATTTCGTGTAGTCTTTTCCTCCAACCTGCCAAAAGGAATAACGCTTTCTTAACATCGAGCTTGAATCCTTTCTCTTCCTGTTGCTTAACAATAAGAGCGACTTGATATTCGAGATCCAATGAGTTACCCCATACCAATAGATCATTGCTAAGACGCTTATGTAGTGTCTCGGTAACGGAAACATCCTGTTTACAATAGCTGACCATCTCTTCTGTAAGCCCACCATCAAAGTCTTTGAAGTCATCCTTGTAGTTTCCTAGTCTGTGACCCCAAGCTCTGAGTGAATGTCCTCCCTCGATGATTGGGTTCAGTAGTCTTGACATGACTAGCGTGTCTGACATTGTGTGATGAGTTGTATCGATACCCCATACTTTTTGTAGCACAGGCTGATCGAACCCTATGATATTGTGACCTATCAGCGTGCTTCTTTCTGTTAGGTATTCTGCTAATTGATCTTTCTCTTCCCATACTCTTACCTCCTTAGTTGATAAGTCTTTAGTAACAGCACACCAGATATGCGTGGCTGTGCTGTTAGTCTCAATGTCTATGATTAAACTACGCATACTATCTCTGCTTTGTCTACTGGTATTTGAAAAAAGAACTCTCCTTCAGGCATGTATCTATTCTTAATCTTTTTCTTATCGGATTCTAAAACAATATCACTGTCAATTAAAAATGCTTTAGTCAAAGTCTTATTAAAGATCATGAACTTACACGACAGTTTTGCAAACT